CGCGCTATTGCCGACAACGTGACCAAGAACAACGCCCTGCTTGCCAAGCTCAACATGCGCGGCAACATCAAGCCGATCTCGGGCGGTAACGTCATCTTGCAGGAACTGAGCTACGCGCAGAACGCCAACGGCGCGTTCTACAGCGGCTATGACTTGCTGCCCGTCGCGGCGGCTGATGTCATCAGCGCGGCTGAGTTCAACATTAAGCAGCTTGCTTGCCCCGTTGTGATCTCTGGCCTCGAAATGCTCCAGAACAGCGGCAAAGAACAGTTCATCGACTTGCTCGAAGGCCGCATCAACGTAGCCGAAAGCACGATGTCGAACCTCCTGGCGCAGTCGATCTACTCTGACGGCACCGGCACTGGTGGTAAGGAAATAACTGGTTTGAACGCCGCTGTGCCTTCTGACCCGACCACAGGCACCTACGGTGGAATCAACCGCGCCACTTGGACGTTTTGGCGTTCGCAGTTGTATGACTTCAGCACACAGTCGGTCACGCCGAGTGCGACAACCATCCAGGCCGCGATGAACTCCATGTGGGCCAGCCAGGTTCGTGGTTCTGATCGTCCTGACTTGATTGTCTCTGACAGCATTTACTGGACGTACTTCATGACCTCGCTCCAGGCTATTCAGCGTTTCACGACGCCTGAGACTGGTTCTTTGGGTTTCCCGACGATTAAATTTATGGATGCAGACGTTGTTCTGGACGGCGGCATCGGCGGCTACATCGGCGCTTCGCTGATGTTCTCGCTGAACACCAAATACATCTTCCTGCGCCCGCATAAGGACAGGAACATGGTCGCTCTCAGCCCGAACAAGCGTTACTCGGTCAACCAGGACGCGGAAGTCCAAATCCTTGGCTGGGCCGGCAACCTCACTAGCTCTGGCGCTCAGTTCCAGGGTCGCATTCAAGCCTAAGTAGCCGTGGTGGCTCACCTCGCCTTGGCGGGCTTGGTGAGTCCCATGACCGCCAAGGCATTTTTTAACTAGGAGAGATCAAAATGGCTCAAGCAACAATCGGCATTAGTGCCGCTCAGGTTACTGCTTCTACTGGTACTGCTGAGTTTCGTCTCGGCACCGTTGGCGGCTACGACAGCCCGAGTTTGGGTTATCAGGAGTTCGTCTACGGTCAGGCAAATGGCGTCATTACCGCTGCCGGCTACGGCGTTGTCGAACAGACTGGTTTCGACTTCATCATGGCGACGACCACGACCACCGCGCCTGGATCGTCTGGCTACGGCACTCGTTTTGGTGCTGCCCAGGCCGCGCTTGCGGATAACGAGTACGGCTGGTTCCAGATTTACGGCAAAGGAAGCATCCGCACTCTGGCTTCCGCTGCTAAAGGCACTCGCCTTAACTCGACTGCCACTGGCGGCGCTCTTGATGATGATGGCACGGCTTCTTCAGAAGCCATTGTTGGCATCGTTATTCTGACCGCGACTGGCGGCTCTGCCGCGACGAACGCTGACGCGGTGTTCTCGTACCCGTCGGTTGCCGAAACTCTGTAATTGCTAAAAACAGCGCGGGGCAATGACTCCGCGCTGTTTACTACATAAAACAAAAGGACATAAAAATGAACACCGCCACAGCACTATCTCCGACAGATTGGAACAACGTCGCAGACGCAGTTGACGATAACTCCAACAGGTTTCAAAACGACGACAAGCTGCATGTACAGTTCAGCCGTCGTCCCAAGATTCAGCCGGCTGAGTCAGACATAGCTGGTCGCGCTATCTTCAAAGAAATTGACTACATCACGATCATTGTCCCTGGCGACAAGGCAAGCATTGTAGAGCGTCCCGTTACATCTGGTGACGCTACGCGCTTTGCGTCCAAGTATGCAAACTGGCAAGCAAACGCTGGTGTTGTGCAGGAAGGTACGCCGATCTCCTCGCTGCCCAAAATGACGCCTAGCAAAGTTGAGGAATACAAATACTTCTCTATTCACACCGTCGAGCAGCTTGCCGCTGCGTCTGACAGCGTGGGCCAGAAGTTCTTTGGCTTCCAAGATGACAAACGCTCTGCCAATGCTTTCTTGGAAATTGCCAAAGGCAACGCCCCGTTTGAGCGCATGAACAACGAGCTTAAAGAACGCGATGCCAAGATCGAGGAAATGCAGTCTCAGATCGAGGCGCTCAACAAGATGATGACTAAAGCCAAAATCTAAATAAAGGCTGGGTTAGATGTCTTTTCAGATTATTGAAGATGCAACGCTACTAGCGATTGTTCAAAACGTCGCTCAGATGGTGAGCTATCCGACGCCATCTGACCCAGCCGGCGATTCCGATCCTTCCGTTCAGCAAATGGTTCAAGCCGTCAATATGTCGGCTACGGAGCTTTTGGGCCTGTACGATTGGCAGGAACTTACGCGCACCTACGAGATTTCTATTGCCGCCGACACTCCCGGTCAGACAGAACAGGCGTTTGATCTGCCAGAAGATTTCTACGAGTGGATCGACCAGACGCAATGGAACAGCACTAATCAATGGCCCGCGATTGGGCCTATCAGCCCGCAGATGTGGCAGAATTTGTTGGTGAGGACCGTCCTGCCAACGATGTCTTTCTACTGGCAGGTTCGCGATAATTCTCTCTATATCCTGGCCCCGCCGACTGAAGCGCAGACGCTAACGTTTATGTATCAGTCGCTGGCTTGGGTGGTAGATCAGGACAACCCGACGCTATACAAGAACCGCGCCACTAAGAACGGCGACACCATTCTTCTCGACAGCTTTTTGGTCACGCTCTACACGCGGGCGAAATGGCTTGAGATGAAGGGTCTGGATTCAGCCGCCGCGATGCGCGATTTCCATGTGAACTTTGAGAACCGCAAAGGCCAGGAAAAAGGCTCACCTGTTCTGAACATGGTGCGCTCTTACGGCTTCCCGTACTTGAATGCGCTCTACAACACGCCTGATACTGGCTTTGGTTCGTAATGCCCTTAGTTGCATTAAAACCCTACAAAAGCCCAAGGCTCTCAGCAGCAGCACAAGTCTCGATGCTGACAAGCATCCCCGCGCCCGTGGGCGGTCTGAACTTCCGCGACCCCATCAGCGAGATGCCGCCTACCGACGCGATGGTGATGGACAACTTTATCCCACAGCGCACAGGCTGCTTGCTGCGTAAAGGCTGGCAGTACAGTTGCAACGCTCTAGCCGATCCCGTCACATCTTTGTTTAGCTACAACGCTGCTGACAGCGCGGATAACAGGCTATTCGCGGCATCTGGCGGCAGCATCTGGGACGTTACAGGCGAAGATGCGGTTGAGGATCAATCCGCAACGGGATCAACTGACGGCATCTGGAGTACGACACAGTTTGCGCTCGCCAGCGGCGAGGTTGTTCTGCTGGCTGTGTCTCCCGGCGCCGGCTATTGGGTATACGAGGCAGCTACCGGCTGGACACAAACAACGCCCACAAACTTGCCATCTGACTTGCTGTCTGTAGCCGTCTGGAAAAACCGCGTCTGGTTTACCGAAAACAAGACCTCAACGGTCTGGTATCTTGAAGACATTGACGCGATCGACGGCGTTGCTGTGGCATTTGAGATGGGTTCGCTGTTAAGGAACGGCGGCTCCGTTCGCGGCCTTATTAACTGGACGCTTGATAACGGTTTTGGCGTTGACGATCACCTTGTCGTGGTTGGCACCGAGGGCGACATAGGCGTCTGGACGGGAACCGATCCAACGGCTGCCGCCACGTTTGGACTTAAGGGCGTTTGGTATGTCGGGCCAGTCCCGTCAATAGGTCTCTTTTTTACGGCATACGGCGGCGATGTGATGATCTTGTCTGAGCTTGGCCTGGTGCCAATGTCTCGCCTGGTCAACGGTCAGTTCAGCGAAATACAGCCTGGGCCGTCGTCTAAGATACAGAACGTGCTGTCCCCACTGATTGTTAAATACCGCAACGATCCGTCTTGGGACGTTATTCTCGTTCCAAACTCTGATGTGTTGCTAATTAAACTACCGCCGCAGAACGGCGTTTATGTTCAATACGCAATGAATGTAAACACCGGCTCATGGTGTTCGTTCTCAAACATTCCAATGGTCTGCACCGCGCTGCTGAACGGGCAGCTATATTTTGGCACTGATGACAATGCCATTGCCAAAGGATTGTTTGGCGAAGAGGACGGCTTGTCTATTGATAACACCAGTGGTGATGCTGTGCGCGGCGACATCCAGGGCGCGTTTAATGCCTTCGAGATGCCTGGTCGCCTTAAAAGATTTACGATGGTGCGGCCTGTCTTTATCACGCTGCAAGCACCTGGCGTAAAGCTGCGTATGAACACGCAATACAGTTTCACCAACGTAGCCGGCTCTCCTTCATTTAGCGGAACGACTGCTTCTGAGTGGGATGTCAGCCTCTGGAACACAGCCAAATGGTCTGGCTCAAGCAACACATACGAAAGTTGGTTTGGAGTTTCTGGCCTTGGTTATTACGGCGCAGTGCGTATGCGCGTTAAGGGCGTAGGCGGCTCAACTACGCTGTCTTCCTACCATGTCTTGTATGAACCGGGAGGCATAATGTAATGGCGTATACTAATGGAAACCCACTGATTGCCGCGCTGCGCGCCAATTCACCCGCGCCGGCAAGACAAGCCAGTGGCATCAAGGACATCTCTACTGGTGTAATATTTAATACGCCAGAAACTGATTATGTTTACACGCCTAGCGGCACTGGCGGCACTGGAACTACAGGCACCGGCGGCACTTCCGTCCCCAAAGCGCTTACACCTGTCACTCCCGTCCCTAAAGCACCCCTACCCAATCCTGCAAATAATTGGATAAACGAGACAGATATTTATGGGAATGACGTTCCGCCTGGCCCAACAAGCAAAACCTACCAAACCGATTGGGACAAACTGAACGCTATCTATGCCGATGATTATACAAAATCACAGGCGGCTGGCGTAACCAAGCAAGAATGGGCCAGCAGTCCAAGGTTTAAGCAGTATCAAACAGAAGTCATCAAGCGGGCAGCTAACACCTTTGATACAGATAAATTGGCAAGCGACATTTTATCAATGGAGCAAGGCTTTGATGACCCAGTCTACGGAGACAACTACCGTAAGATTGTCGCAGCGGAAAAAGCGCGGCTTGAATATCTAACTAGAACTGGTCAAGGCGGGCCAGGTCAGGGACAGCCAGACTATCAGCAAACTGAAGGATGATCGTCTTTGGCCCTCACGATGTGTTTGAGCGGTGGCTTTGTGAAAGAATTGAATATGCGCCAACGCGGAACTTGAGATGCCTCGCTAACATCACGCCAGACTCTAAGATACTTGGCGTTGTTGGGCTTGATAACTGGAATGGCGCTTCATGCCAGCTACACGTTGCTGGCGAAGGTATTTGGCTAACGCGAGAGTTTCTGAGGTGCGTGTTCGACTATGTGTTCAATGTCGCGAAAGTTAAGGTCTTGCTTTGCATGATCGAGAGCGGAAACGAGAAGTCCCTAAAATTTACGCGGCGCGTGGGTTGGACAGAAATAGCGCGGATTGAGGGCGCACATCCTACCGGCGCTTTGATTGCCTTCGAGATGCGTCCCGAGAATTGCAAGTATTTGGAGATACCCGATGGGCAAATCTACTCCCGCTGCGCCTGATTATACTGGGGCGGCTAATTCACAGGCGGCTGCGTCAAAAGAGAATTTGATGACGCAGAACTATGCCAACCGCCCGACGATCAACACGCCGTTTGGTAGCCAGTCGTGGACGACTCAAACACAAATTGACCCAACAACAAGTCAGGCTGTAACGGGCTGGACGCAAGAAAACACTTTAAACCCATTACTTAAGCCGGCGCTTGACGCGCAAATAGAGTCTCAAGTAGGCCGCAGTCAGCTTGCCAACAGTTTTATGAATCGCGTTGGCTCTGAGTACAGCAAGCCATTCAATTACGAGGACTTGCCCGCGATGCAATCTGGCGGGACACCTGGCGAGATCAGGACCAATGTTGCCGATTATGCGCCTGGGCTGAACACCAGCTTTAACTTTGGCGGTGCGCCGGCTGCTCCGACTTACGACACTGGCTACCGCGACAGAGTGGCGCAGAGCCTCATGGAACGCATGATGCCAGTGCAGGATTACCAGAACCGGCAGCTTCAGACGCAGCTATCTAACCAGGGCTTTAAGCTAGGCAGCGAGGGCTATAAGCGCGGTCTGGATGAGCTTGCCCAGCGTCAGGCGGCAGAGCGTTACAACGCCTACGACACGGCTGGCAACGAAGCCCAGCGCATGTACGGCTCACAGATGGGCGCTCGTCAGCAGGGCATCAGCGAGGCTATGTCGCAGGGCAACTTCAACAACCAGGCGCTTGGTCAGGCCCAGGGTCTTGACATCAACGCGATGAACGCCATGAACGCGGCGCAGGGCCAGCAGTTTGGGCTGAACCAGAGCTATGCCAACCAGCAGAACACGCTGCGCCAACAGGCGCTTGCAGAACAGGCACAACGTCGCGGCATGTCACTGAACGAGATGAACGCGCTCATGTCAGGCCAGCAAGTGCAGATGCCGACGATGCCGCAGTTCAACGCGGCCGGCATCTCGCAGACGCCGAATCTTATGGGCGCTATGCAGAATACTTATCAAGCCAACCTCGATGCGTCGAACGCGAAGAACGCTGGGATCGGCAATGCCCTTGGTGGGCTGACTAGTCTTGGATCGGCGGCGTTTCAATTTTCCGACATCAGGCTCAAGAGCAACATTCGGCGTGTTGGCACTCATCCTGTCGGCGTGGGCGTCTACGAATACGACATCTTTGGACACCGCGAACGCGGCGTGATTGCACAGGAACTTCAGCGCGTCAGACCTGACCTCGTGCGTCAGCATGACAGCGGATATTTAACCGTTAATTACGGAGCTTTGTGATGACTGAAGCAGAAATTGCCTTTCTTGCTCTACAAGAAAAAGAAAGAGCTGCGAGACAAATGGCGCAGAACAACATGTTCGGCTACACGGCTGAGATGGGAGCTTTGGAGCCACAAGTAGAAGAAACTCAGAGACAGCAAGCGTATGCTGACGAACTGCGCGGTGATAGCGAGAAAATGCCTCAAGGCGAGATGGTTGGCAGAACATTTGTTGCGCCGTCTTTTACGCAATATGGAGCAAAGCTGGTCAGCGCCCTCAGAGCAGGAAACAATGCTCGCGAAGCAAAAGAGAAACGAGCTTTGAATGCTAAGGACATGAAAATAATTCTTGGTAAATATGCTGGTGCTGATGGTGGGATGTATGGCGGTAACGATGGAATGTATGGCGGTTTTCCGCAAGGTTTTAAGCTACGCAAGAAGCTTTATCCAGAAGATGGACCAACTTAATGGCGTTCTTCGACCCAAACGACCCCGCTTTCGACCCGTCAAGCTATGGGTCGCAACAGCCTAGTTACCTTCTCAAGACGCGCAAGAAAAGCGCGGGCGGTGAATTGTCTCAAAAGAACGCTGACGCTGCTTTTGAGCGATACATAGAACTTGCTGGAGCTAAGGACGACTACTCACAAGCGCAGATGGCTGCTATGCAACGCTCTAAAGAAGCCAACATGGATGACAGAATAGCTATGGCGGCTCAGTACGCTGGGCCTAAGTTCTCAACTGTGCGTGACATGTATCTAAAGAAAGCTATGGCTGGGCGTGAGCCTACGCAAGTAGGCAATGCAATGATTGGGCCTGATGGCACTGTTATCAGAGATGTCGGCGCCGACAGAATGAGACAGGCAGAGCTTCAGCTTCGGTTGGGAGAGAAGTATGCCGAGGACGCAAACCGTGATGAGCAGCGGGCTAATAGAGATTATCAGATTGGCTTAAATGAAGAACAAAGAACTTATCAGCGGGGACGTGATCTTAGGGCTGATGCCGCCGCAGCTGCAAAAGCAGAAAGAGAATCTGAGCTTGGATTTGGCGCTACAGATTCGAATGGATTTACGCCAGAAGGCGTAGCTGTAAGGCTTACAAAAGGTTCAAGACCATTCACAATTAATAATGGCGTCCCGACATTATATTCTGGAGAAATTAAATATCCCTCTGGTGCTAAAGACCCGACGGAAGACATGAATAAAGCAACGATGTGGTACCTCCAGGCCAACAACGCTCGCAAAAACATGGAACGTGCGGTTGATTTGGATCCAAACGCTTCGATGATGACTTGGGAAGAGCGGAGCAAGCTATTGGTCCCTCTTATAGGTCAAGACATTGCCAACGAAGCACGCACTGCCCCCCGTCAGATGTTCGTACAAGCCGCAAGCTCAATGGGGGAAGCTCTTCTGCGCGCCGCCACCGGGGCAGGAATTAATAATCAGGAAGCTGAGCAAAAGGTTCGCGAGTTGGTCCCGCAGATCGGCGACAAAGCGCCACTTATTAAGCAGAAAATGAATAGCTACGATGTTTATATGGCAGGACTCAAGGCTCGCGCTGGTCGTGGGCTGAACAACGTCGTGCAGCCCAACGCTGCTGCGCCCAATTCTGGCAGTCAGATCATCGATCTGCCCTCACCAAAGGTGCCGTGATGGGACAATATAGAATTGAAGGCAAAGTATACGAAGCGGCAGACGCAGATGCTGCTTACAAAGCGCATGCCGAAGCAACGCAAGTGCCTGGATATTTGTCAGGTGTATTACAGCATTTAAATCAGGGTATTTCGGTTGGTACTGGTGATGAGATTTATGCTGGCCTAAAACGTGCGTTGGGCAATGAAGGCGACTATGACAAATCTATGGCTCGGCAAAAGATTCAGCGCGATAATTTTGCAAAGAAATACCCATTATCATCAGGAACTGCCACTGGCATAGGTGCCATTCTTCCTGTTGCGGGCTCAACAATTGCAGGGCTAATTGCCGCACCAGAGACCGCGGGGGCTTCTTTAGCTCTACCATTTGCGACTGGCGCAAAAGTTTTGCCACAGATTATGGAAGCCTTTTACGGCGGCGGTAAAGCTGTTCAATCTGCCAATACGTTGCCGCAAATGATGATTGCAGGTGGCAAATCAGGATTTTTTCCTGGGGCTGTCGCTGGCACTGCAACGGCTGATCCAGGTGACCGGGGGTACGGCACACTTACAGGCGCCGCATTAGGGACTGGTCTTGGCGCTGGTGTTGGTGCAGCTGGAAATATAATCCCAAAAGCGTATGGATTGGCACGCAGTGGTGTAAGGGCTGCAGACGATTATTTAGCTAATGTTGGTATGCCAAACAGGACAATGGCAAATGACGTGGGTTCTTTAAACACTGGTGGGCCTACGCCGCCGCGGGCGCCATATGTTGCCCCTGCCGCTAATACATCAATGCCTACAATAACTACTGCAGAGTCTAAAATTCTGAGCGCTATGGAAGATGCGGGTATCTCTCCACAAGATGCACTTGCTCGGCTACAGCGTGCAAATGAGCTTGGCGTGCCATTAGGTATAGTTGATGTAATGGGAACTTCGGGGCAGCGCCTTGCCCGTGGAGTGCGGGGTGGGGGAGGCGAGGCAGGCAATATTGTTGAGTCTAATTTTCAGAAACGTGCAGCGGAACAATCAGGCCGACTTGTAAAATCTTTAGAACGCGCCACAGGTCGTAGAGCGTCTGGCAATGTAGAAGCGACTATAGAAAATTTGTGGACCCAGGCTCGGGACCAGTCTTCTCCGTTTTATAGGCAGCTCAGTTCTCTTCCAGAGATCACCAGCAACAATATGGACGAGATATTTCGCACTGATGCAGTAAGAGACCTTGTGCGCGCTGGTGAAAACACAACAAATCGTTGGCTCAAACCCTCAGTTGGTAGAGTTCGATCATTATATGATGCGGAAGGCAACCTAACGCGCAGGCCAACTTTTAATGACGTTGATTTTATGAAGCAGACATTAGATGAAATGCTGTCTCCTTTATATCAAAGAACACCGCGCCCTGGTTCTCCAGTTGATGTGTCCACGCGCCTTCCTCAAGGCTTAGCCAACGACACTAGAATTGACATGCTTCGCACTGCAGACGCAGCGCCTGGCGGGGATGTTTACGCGAATGCTAGGCAATCGTTTGCTGGCCCTGCACAAGCTGCTGACGCTGTAGAAGCTGGCAGAGCATTTACCAGCCCGACAACGAACACCTATGCCGTACAAAGGGAAATGGCAACTCCGATTGGTCAAAGAAAATGGTACCAGCGCGGAGCTATAGATGCTTTACGCACTAACATTAGAAGTGCGCCTGACCTTGGAAATCAACCCAATCGTTTAAGGAAGTTTTGGGGAGACATAGAATCGCGTGAGAAGCTCGATGCTCTAATCCCAAATCAGGAACGCAGAACAAATTTGAGAGATAGCTTAGGCTTAGAAAACGATGCCGCGCAATCCAGCAACTTTGTGCGTGGCGGTTCTCCAACTACTGATAAAGCTGTTGATGTTGCCAATGTTGCCGATCTTGTTGAAAACATGGCACCAGAGTTCCTCAAGGGACCGAAAAGCTTAGCAGGCAAAATTATTTCACAGACATACGGATCTCTTACCAGTTCTGTAAATAAAGCTACCCGCGTTGAAATTGCGCAAACTCTTACAAATTTTACTGATCCACAAACTCAATTTGCTTTTTTGAGGAGATTGCAGCTGCTGCAAGATCAGGGCCGACTTAATAGTCAGACAATTTCATCAGCAGCTAAATCGCTGACCACAGCAGAAGAATTGAAGTAGGTGCAAGATGCCTCGTAACGGAGCAGGAACGTACACGCTACCCGCCGGCAACCCGGTTGAGGCCAACACCGTCATTACTGCCGATTGGGGCAATACGACGATGGAGGACTTGGGTAACGAGATCACGAACAGCCTAAGCCGCGAGGGCGATGGCGGCATGAACGCGCCGCTGCGCTTTGTGGACGGCGATCAGAACGCACCAGGCATCAGTTGGGTTTCGGAGACCAACACTGGGTTCTATTACCTGGGCGCGGGCGAGTTCTGGGTCTCTGTTTTGGGAACCGATATTGTCCAATTCACGGCAAACGGCGTACTCATCCCGACTGGCATCGATCTGATCGTGCAGGGCGACGTTGAGCTAAACGGCGACATCCAGGTCGATGGCGATCTGACTGTCGATGGCACGATCTTTGGTGATGTCACAGGCAACGTGACGGGCGACCTCACCGGCAACGTGACGGCGGCGAGTGGCACCTCGACCTTTACCAACGTGACGGTTAACACCGGCATGGACATGACTAACGGCATCATTGCCAACGTGGCGACACCCATTGCCAGTGCTGATGCCGCGAATAAGGCGTATGTCGATCTAGTTGCTGGCGGCGTAAGCAGCGTAGCAATGACCGCGCCGGCTGTGTTCACGGTAGGTGGCAGCCCAATCACCTCAAGCGGCACCCTGGCGCTGACATACTCTGGCACTGCGCTTCCAGAAGCCAACGGCGGCACCGCGCAGACCACCTACACAACGGGCGATCTGCTTTATGCCAGCGGCGCCAACACGCTGTCCAAGCTGCCGGTTGGTACAAGTGGTCAAGTCTTAAAGGTTGCTGCTGGTGTGCCAAGCTGGGACACAGACAGCGCTGGCACCGGCACCGTCACCAGTGTCGCGCAGTCGTTCACGGGCGGCTTGATTTCAGTCGCCGGATCACCTGTCACGACCTCTGGCACTCTGGCGCTGACTGTAGCCGGCACCAGCGGCGGCATACCTTACTTCAGCGCGGCCTCGACCTGGGCCTCGTCGGCTGCGTTGACGCAGTATGGCGTTGTCTACGGCGGCGGCGCTGGCGCTTCTCCTGTCGCCACAGCCAACGGCACTACGGGCCAGGTGCTGACTGCGACAACTGGCAGTGCGCCAGCTTGGGCGGCTTTACCTAACCCAACAGTCCCAGCCGGGGCGATCATTTACACCGCAAATAATTTTGGAGGATTTTAGTCATGGCTGTTACTGCCACACCGATCTTTGCTCAGACGCCTTACGCAGCTTCACTCAGCATGACGGCACAGACCGCGTGTTCGACACGCGCCCCGACTGCTACGGCGAGCTTGGCGGGTGCTAACATTATTGAGTTTGTTGGGACCAGCACAAACGGCCTGAGAGTTGACAGCATCCAGGTCAACGCTTGCGGCACAAGCATCTCGACGGCAAACGCCGCGAACATTGTCGGCATCTGGCTGTGGGATGGAACGACTGCGCGTTTAATAAACGAAATATTGGTAACGGCTGTTACGCCTAGCGCGTCTGCTGTCGCAGCGTTTACGACTACATTTACTTTTACACAGCCGCTTAACTTGCCCTCAACTTACAAGTTATTCGCCACTGTCGGCGTGACAACGACAGCGTCGGGTACTGCTCTGATGGTAACTGCCTTTGGTGGAGCGTACTAACATGTCAAGCGCATTTGGATATTCTCCCCCACCGCAAATACTAAAATCAAAAAGATACACCACAAGCGGAACTTTTAACCCAACGAGTAACGGTCAAGGCCGCACGATGTTTAGTATATTTTATTGCGGTGGTGGTGGTGCTGGATCTGGCGGCGGAATTGGTGGCGCAGGCGCGGCGCAACTTCTACAGACGGATTGGGTAACAATCACGGCACCTGTTGTAGTGACTGTTGGAGCGGGCGGAACGGGAGTATCAGACGCTTCTGGTAATAATGGAGGCAGCTCAACCATTATTGGGGGTGGAATATCGTTGATTTCTTATGGGGGATTGGGGATGGTCGATTCTGACACTCCGGGGAAAAGCTATATTATGGGATTAGAATCGCTTGGTACAGTTTGCGTTACTGGAGGAAAAAACAATGGTGGTACACCAGGGCAAGGGATTGGACGCGCCATGATAAACCCGAGTGGGTATGTCACTATCAGCAGTCTCAACTATTTTGTAGGTGGAATCCCTCTTACCTACGTCACTTCCAGCGGGGGACCGGGATTTGAATGCACTGCATCAAATACTGGATATGGAACAGGCGCTCATCAGCAAAACACGAACCCCGGCACCGCAGGCCGTCAAGGTATTGTAATCTTTTACTGGCAATAGGTGAAGCATGGAAGACGAAACTTGGGTTTCAATTAACGAGCATGGCGTTGTTATTAATAGAACGGTTGGAAAAGACATCAACGCCTTCCTTTCCGTTTCGTGCAATGGGCGCTCTATCGTGGATCGCTCAATATCAACTGACGGTGGGGTTACATTCACTGCTCCTCAGCCGTACCCATCCTGGGTGCTGGACGAGAACGCGCAGTGGCAAGCCCCAGTACCAAAGCCTGACGACGGCAAGGCGTACCTTTGGGATGAGCCAACTCTTTGCTGGGTACAATGGGACCATCAGCCCCCTAGCTCGGTAGAAGTGGTCCCGGCAACATGACCGCCAAATCTAACCTCGACGCGCACATCGACATCTGCGTC